CGCCGCGGGTGTGATCGAGTCCGACGAGTTCGGCAGGATGGACGCCTGCCCATTTCGCTCGGAGTACGACGTCTGCCCACTCGGGACAGTAGCCGAGCTTTCCGGTCTTGAGGAAGGCGACGAGGGCGGTATAGGTGCGGACGGTGCGCTCGACCGCTCCAGAGACGACGGTGATTTTGGGTCGTGGAAATCCTCCATTACGTTCTGGCCGATCGCCGCCGCGAGGCCCATCGGGAGCGACCCGATACCGTCCGCCGTGACGGGGATCGGCTCGCCGCCGCGCGTCAGATCCCAGGCGGAGAGCACCTTCGCGAGCTCGTCCGCGATCGGCCCCATATCGTGCGGCGGACGCGTGACGCTCGCGACCGCGCGCTGGAGGTTCATCCCGACGCGCGCCGGGTGGTAGTCGAACATGACCGTTACGTTGTGGTAGGTCGCGCTCAGGCGCGCGAGATCGGCTTCGAGCTCGTCGAGACTCGGCATACAGGCTCCCGGAGAGTCCGCGCGCTAGAGCGCGGCGAAGTTCGTATCGAGCGTGATCTCAAGCGCGCCGCCGAAGTCCGGATCGTCGAAGATCCCGAACGACCATTCGAGCGTCGAGAGCCCGTCCGAGTCGCCGCGCGACGGCGCGTCGACGACCTTAAGCGCCAGATCAATACGGAGACGGTGATAGACGAGCGGCGGGCCGACGTCGATGATCTGCCCGCTCGTCGCCTCGATCCGACAGAAGCGCGTATCGCCGCTCCGCATCGCCGTAACGGGGTCGCGGCCCTGCGCGTCGTTCCCGAGTTGGAGCGTCGCCGTCGCGCCCGGCTTCAGGACCGCGTGCGCGGCGAAGCTCGCGCGCGTACAGTCGAGCGCCCAGATCGGGCCGAACAGGTCCGTCAGCGCGAAGCCGGCGACGAAGTCGCGCGTTAGGCGCGTCGTCCCGATCGACGCGAAGTCGGGATCGAGATAGACGCAGACCTCGGCCGGCAGGATCGGGACGAGATCGCGCTGCGTCAGGCCGCTCCCGACGACGGACCCGGCGTAATCGAGCGCGTAGGCGAAGAGATCGCCGGAGAGCTCAGGCGTCGCCGTCCGCGAGAAGCTTAGGCCGACGCCGGTCATGAGACCGTACGACGCCATCTCCGCGCTATTGCCGACCATGCCACGGCGGATCGTCCAGGTACGCGGCGTCCACGGCGTCGACGACGACGGCTTCCAGTGCCAGCGGCGAGCGAGCGTCGCGCCCGACGGCGTCGTGATCGTCGCGGCGCCGAGAACGTTCGAGAAGACGTACGGAAGCTCCGTATAGGTCGGGAGCCCGGCGACGCTCCCCGACGCCCACTCCTGTCTCGGCGCCGAGATCGAGTCGAAGAGGCTCCCCATCGGGCCGAAGCGGTCGACCTCTAGCGCCGTGTCGAGCTCGACGTTAACCGACTGGAGACGGACCGTCGACGGGACGGCGGTCCCAGGCGTCGACTCTAGCCCGAGCTCGACGATCTCCTGAACGAGATAGCGGTCCGGCATGGTAGTACTCCTCCCCTACGACGCGGCGTAGGCTTCCGTCCGATAGGTCGCGACGATGTGCGAGTAGTTGGCGCCCGCTTCGGTCTCGACGTACGCTTGCGTCTGCTCGCGGCGGAGCTCGACGACGACGACGCCGCCGTTCGTCCCGCTCCGGTTCTGGAGTACGGCGTCGACGCGGTCCGCTACGGCGTTCAGCGCGCCGTAGCCCGCGCCGGGCCCGACGACGCGGACGTCGACGAGTACGTTGCCGAGCGCGCGAAGCCCGCCGAGCGTGTTCGAGTCCGTCGACGAGACGAGCGTGACCGTCGCGGCCGGGAGCGCCGCCGCCTGCGGAACCTGATCGCGGTAGACGCGCCCGCTCAGGAGCGTGTTCACGCCGCCGACGCCGGCGTCCGCCGTAAGCGCGGACCAGACGAAGGAAGCAACGCGCTGCCCCTCGATCATGGGAGCTTCCGTAGCGCGAACTTAATACGGTCGACGTAGTGCGGCATGACGGCTTCCGCCGCCGGCCGCATGTACGGGCGCGCCGCCATGTGGCGCGTCCCGAGCTCGACATAGATCCCGTAGTCGACGCTCGGGCCGACGACCGCGCGCATCCCGCCCTCGTCGATCTGCGTCGTGATCGAGCGGCGGAGCGTCCCCGTACGGACCGGCGCTTTCGCCTTCCCGAGCGCCTCGACGTCGAACGCGGCGCGCTTGACTTCCGTCGACGTATCGGTCTTGACGGTGCTCGGTAGGCTCGGGATACGGTTCGAGATGACCCGTACGCTAATCGACGTCGTCGGCTTCGCCATCAGAGCACCCCGACCAGGCGGACGACGAGCACGACGATGACGACGACCGCGAGGACGTAGAGCACGGTGTTGACGATCGCCGTCCCGTCGCCCGAGCGCGGGACGCCGACGCCGCCGACGAGTAGGAGAACGACGATGATGAGAAGTAGGAGCGTTACGCCGTCCATCACGTTACCTCGCGGCAGACCGTCTCGCGGATCACTTCGTACGAGCGCGCGCCGACGCGCTGGATCTCGAAGGTCCGCGCGCCGGAGACGATCCGATCGCGGACCGTGACGTCCGTCCCGGCCGGGAGCCAGACTACCCACTGATTGATGGCCGCGATCTGCGCCGACGCTTCGACCTGCTCGTTTCCGGACGAGCCGATCGGAGAGATACGGCAGGCGACCCCGGTCGCGATCGTCGACCAGTCCTGGACGAGACCGTCCGCCGTGTTCTGCTCGACGTAGCGCGAGACGTCGCAGAGATCGGGTAGGAACCGCTCCGAGATCCGCCGCAGCCTGGGGAGCATCATGCGAGTACGACGCGGCGATAGGAGTCGACGACGCGGACGGCGGACGTCGCGCCGCTATCGAGCGTCGAGCCGGCGGACGCGAACTTCAGGTTGATATCGTTCTGGCCGACGGCGACGGAGTCGACGCCGACGAGATCGGGATCGAGCGTCGGGCCGAGCAGGTCGGCCGCGAGCACGGTCGCGGCGTAGGCGAGATCGTCCGGCAGGACGGCCGCGACGGACGTATAGGCGACGTCGACGATCGAGCCGCCGTAGCCGCCTAGAAATCCGACCTGCCCCGTCAGCGGATTGACGAGCTCGTACTGCGACGGGTCGAGTAGGACGAAGCCGTTCCCGACGCCGTCGAACTTCGTGACGCTCTGTAGCGACGCGACCGGCGTCGCGTCGAGCCAGATGTACGTTCCGTCGACGGTGTGGATCTCGGACGCGATCGCGGCGGACGGTTGCCAGGACCGCCCCGTCCGATGGTCGATCCAGACCGTGATCGCGTCGGCCGCGACGGTCGCCTGCGCCTCCTGCGCTGGCGTAAGCGTCACAGCCAGGTAGGCCGCGATCGCGTCAGGCGTCGTATACGCGGTCATGACGACTTGTCCTCGGTCGGACGGAGCTTCTTATCCGCGTAGCCGCGGACTCGCTTGCTCTCGCTCCGCGCGCGGACGTTCTTCGCGTACTGCTCGGCGCTCGACCCGGCGGTCTCGATCGTGCCCTCGACGACGACGGTACCGGGCGATAGCCGATAGAGCACGCGGCCGTCAGAGTCGAAGACCGAAGCTCCGGCGCTACCGACCCGGTACGTCGTCATGACGCTAGACGCCCGTTACGCGACAGACGGCGATCGGGCGGAAGAGGGCGAAGACGGCGCGGAGCTCCGCGAGAAGCGTCTGCATGTTGCGGACAGGCTGATCGTTGATCGTCACGGCTCGAACGGCGGATTGCTCGCGGTCGAAAAGCATCATCTGGGTAAAGTCCGCGACCAGAGCCGTGTCCTGCGGCATGCCGAGCGAGAGGACGGCCGGACGGCCCCAGAGCGTCGTCGCGCCGCTCGCGTTAGGCGGGCCCATCAGGTAGTCGCCGCCGCCCGTGCCCGCGAGCGAGCGCGCGAGACGGACCGCCTCGAAGTCGATCGGGTTCCAGACCGACGCGGTCGGCGTCGAGAGCCCCGTCGCCATGACGATCGTCATCGCGTGGTAGACCGCGTCGAGCGCCGTCCCGGAGCCTGCGCCGAGCCCGATCGTGTTAATCGCCGGATTCGTCAGGATGCCCGACAGGTTCGGCGGCGCGGCGTTGCCGCTGATGACCTGCGTCTCTAGCGCCAGTTGGAGATGGGTCAGCAATTGCTGGTCGATCATGCCTCGAACGGCCGGCGCGTCCGCGAGGGTCTGGTTCGTGACGGGAATCCACTCCGCGATCGTCGCGACCGGCAGGTTACGGAGCATCCAGCCGAGCGCGCCCTCCGGCTTGAGGCCGGACGTCCCCGTCGTCGCCGTCGCCTCCGAGACCGGCGCCGCGTTATTCGTCGACGACGTCATCTCGTAGTATTCGATCGAGTTTGACGTCGTCGACGCGGTCGGGATCAGGTCGAGTAGCGTCGTCTGGCGGAACAGGTAGTCGATCCCAGAGACGCGGTCCGGTCGGATCAGCGGCCCGCCGACGCCCGAGCCTGAGTGGACGAGCGCCTTACGGACGAGGTAGTCGAGCAAGCTCCCGTCGACCTTGACGCCCATCTCGGCGCGGTTCGACGGGTTGTTCAGGATGCCGCTCTCTAGGAGGTTCTTGTACTCGATACTGTCCGTGAACTGAGCGCCGAACATCTTGATCGCGCCGTGCGTCGGGTCGCCGTCCGCGTTCGGGTCCGGCTGGCGGTGCGCGGTCGCGGGGCGGGAATAGCGCTTCTGGTTATCGAGAATCCGCGCCTTCCGCGCCTCGGCGTCTTCGAGCCCGCCGAGCTTGTCTTCGAGCCCGTCGATCTCGCTAAGCAGGCGCTTGACCTCGGTATAGTCCTCGGCGTGGACGTCCTGCGTAAGCCCTGACGGGTACTTCTTTTCGATCTCGGCGGCAGCGTCGTAGAGCCTGCGGATCTCGGCGTGTGCTTCGGGTACGGACATGCTCATGGCGAAACGGTCTCCAGGAGTCCGCGCCGTCGTAGGCGGCGCGTCGTGAGCTCGTAGCCGATGTCGATCGACGGCGAGATGAGATCGTCGTGGTCGTGCTCCGCTGCTTTGTTGAGCGACGCGAGATGCTTCTGGAGATGGCTGACGGCGCGCTCTCGCTGCGCCTCGGAGACGCCCGTCATCTGCGGAGCTCTAGAGAGCCCGTTACGGACGTGCGCGCCGTCGAGCGCGCCGTCGGACCCGTGATGCGGGAGCTTCCGAAGGTTGCGCGGCGTCGTCTTCCCCTCGTCGTCCTTCGAGCCGCCGGGCAGGACGAGCGCGAAGCTACTGTCAGGCAGGTCGTTGACGTACGACGAGCTCCAGACGGCGCGCGTCTCGTCGACGGTCTTGACGTCCGTTATCCGCGCGTTCTTATTCGCGGGGATCGCGACCGACGAGACCTCGTACAGGTCGATCTTTTTCAGCAGACGGGTATTGTTTTCGAGGTACTCCCACTCCGACGGCCGATAGCCGATCGAGAGCGAATCGAGTACGCCCGCCTTCGCGAGCTTATAGGCGTCCGTCCCGACGGTCGTGTCGACGATCGACCAGCGGCCATAGAGGCCGTGCGCGTCCTCGCGGATCTCGACCGTCTTCCCGATCGGCTCGCCGTGCTCGAAGAGGTGCTTCGGCGAACGGGTCGCGAGCGACTCCGTAAACGCGCCGGGCGCGATCACGTCGCCGTACTCGTCGGGCTCGCCGCCGAAGGTCGACGCGTACCCGGCGATCTCCCAGCCGCCGCCCGAGACGTCGACGAGCTCCTTGAGCTCGAACGGCAACGACTTGTATTCAAGGTCCGGCATGTACAACGCCCCCTGCCCCGCGCACCTGAAGCGCTGAGGTTAGGGGGCGCCGAACGCCCGACTTTCTTCGATTGAGCGCTAGTCTACCACGGCGTTTCGCGCGACGGTCGACGCGCTAGCGGAGATGAACCGTCTGGCCCTCGCCGTACTTCGGGCAGCGCTTATTCCCGCACCGCCCTCTCGCCCAGGTCGTCCCCGCCGGGACCGTCACCATCCAGCCGCCGCACGCGACGCAGCGCGCCTCTCGCGGCGGCGCCTTGACGTCGAGCGGCTTCGATTCACGCCAGGACGACGGAGCCACGTCTCACCCGCGCATCCTCCGCGATCGTCGACCAGGCCGACGGCCACCGCCAGAGGTTCTCCGACAGAGAACAGTGCTTCTCGACGTGACGGAGCAGGCGTCTCGCTACCATCGAACGTATCGACGGCCGCTCGATCAGGTCCGCGAGCGCGCCCGTCCAGTCGTCGACGGTCTCCGCGACGTAGCCGTTGACGCCGTGGACGATCAGCGAGCCGTAGAGCGCCGGCGTCGCGACGACGGCCGCGCCGCAGACCGCCGCCTCGTACGCTTTAATGACCGACTTCGCGCGGTTGAACGGCTCGTCCGAGACGCTACAGCAGGCGATATCGAGCTCGCGGATCGCCTCGGGGTAGCGTTCGAGCGGCAGCCACGGGATGACGACGAGCCGCGAGTCCGGGACCGCCTCGACGAGGACGGGCGGCGCGTAGCCCGCGCAGACGAACGTGACGGACGGGTAGCGGGTAGCTATCCGTCCCCAGGCTTCCGCGACGATCGACAGGTCGCGGTCTGGGCGCTTGCCGCCGGCCCAGCCGATCGTGATCGGCGGCAGTTGGCGGCTCGTACGGCTCAGGACGCGGCGGAACCAGGGAACGTCGATCGCGTTCGGGACGACGAGCACGGGCCGCTCGGTCAGCGTGCGGACGATCGTCGCGAGTCGTTGCGTCGAGACCGTGACGCCGTCGCACTGCGCGAGCGCCCAGGCGCGCTCGCGCCTCTCCGCTTCGAGCTCGTCGTACGACTTGCCGGCGTTCCAGGACATCTCGACCGTACGGCGCGTCAGGTGCTCGCTAAACAGGTCGTCGTCGACGTCGTAGACCGTGATCTTTCCCGCCCGACGGAGCGCGTCGAACCAGATCGTCGCCGCGCGGCGCGTAAACGGCGTCCAGGACAGGCGCGGAATCACGACGCCGTCGAACGACGGAGCGAGCGTGCCGATACCGTCGGCGTCCTTGAAGTCCCAGGCGCACGGGTAGCCGCTCTTTTCGAGCGCCGTAAACGGCTGGAGGACCCGCCAGAGCGTCGGGCCGCTCATGTCTCCGACGAGCGCGAGCATGCTCGGGCCGCTCATCGCGGGACGTCCTCGCAGGTACAGAGCTCGGACGGGAAGCCGCAGCCGACGCACTTGACGGTATCGCTTACGGGGTTGAGCCTCCGCAGGTCGCGCCCGCACCGACACCGCTCGACCTGCGCGGCGTTCAGCGCTTCCCACTCCGCGACGCAGACGGCGCAGCCCGGCGGTCCCATGCACCGCGCTTTCGCTCCGTCGGGCAGCGGCACGACCCACCCGTGCCCGGCCATCAGTGGCCGCGCCCGCTCTTCGGTCGTCGTCATGGCTCGTCCTTATCTGCCTGGTCGAACGCGATCGCCGCGCGAGCTTCGCCGCGCGCGCGCCGTTCGATGATCGTACGCTCCTGCCGCATCGCGAGTAGGATCTGCGCCGCGCGCGTCGCGGAGATACCCGCCCGCTCTAGGACCCGCATCAGGACTTCGTCGCCCTCGGCGGCGGTCGCGGCTTCCAGCAGGAAGCTCGCTATCTCTCTCGCCTTCGACGGAAAGACCGTCGTCGTAACGTTCCCGACCGTGAGCTCGACGAGCCCGCGCTGCGTCGCGGCGCCGAAGATCGAGCGGACGCCGACCGGGATATCGCCGTCAGGCGGGCTCTGCATGTCGCCTCCTATCGCTAGTGGTCCGCGCGGTGCGTCAGCGTCACGCGCGGAACGAACGCGTACCGCGCGCCGAACGAGAGCCAGCGCGAGATGCAGGTCCAGTCGGACGACATGCCGGCGCCGAACGGATACAGACCGCGCTTGAGGATCTCCGCGCGGTAGAGCACGTTCGTGATCTCTCCGTACGTCGGCGGATCGGCGCCGATCGTCCAGCGACGGCCGGGATCGTCCGCCATATACATCTGGACGCGACCGTACGCGAAGTCCGCGTCCGCCGCTTCGAGCGCGTCGACGAGCCCCTCGATATGGTCGAGCGTCATCCGCTCGTCGTCAGCTAACCACATCTGATACGCGCCGCTCGCTACAAGCATGCCGACCGTCGTCGGCGCGGCGCAGAACGAGTCGGAGAGGAAGCTCGACCAGTTGCGGCCGAGCTCCACATATTCGAGCGCGCGGTCGCCCGTCTCGCGGACTTGCTCGTCGCGGACCACGTCAGCCGAGTCTCGATCGTTGCCGTCGATGACGATCACATGCTCCAGTCGGCCGTACGTCTGCGCGCGGACGTCCGCGATCGCGCCGAGTAGCAGGTCGGGACGCTGCCACGTCGGCGTAATGACGGAGACGAGCGGGCGGTCGCTCATCTCGGCGGCTCTGCCGTCTTCAGGCAGACGGTCTCGATCGCCTTCGTGTAGCACCTGACGCCGTCGGCGTCGAACGGCGTCGCCTTAACGGAAGCGAAGATCAGCCAGACGACATAGACGACGATCGCGAGCGCGAAGATCAGCGCGGCGATCCCGACGAGCAGCGCGGCGCGATCTCTCGCGACGTTGTGACGGTGCATCTCCGGCGTCTCGATAATAGCCGACATGGTCTCTCCCTTACGCGGAAAGCTCCGCCGCGTCGACGATCGGCGCGAACGCGCGGACACAGTTCGGGTGCTGAAGCGCCGGCGGCGGCGCGTCGAGCGGGTAGACGCGGCCGTCGATCGCGGCGCAGGCCGCGTCGTAGTCGCCGTCGAGTACGCGGATCGACGAGACGACGCCCGACGAGCGGTACGACGTCAGCGCGGCGTAGTTCTGCGACGTCCCGAGCTCCGTCCGAGCGACGACGCGTCCTCGCGCGTCGTCGAACGACGGCAGGCCGAGCAGGCGCTTAGCTAATTGCTCGATCCCCTCGCCGTTCATCTGGCCCTCTATGAGCGCGTCCTGCACCGCGCTCCGCGTCGTCTCCGTGATCCCGAC